GCTATATCGGTGTAAAGCTGATCAACGCCACGCCGATGACCCGCCAGGAGTACAACGACTTCCGGCATTGGGTGATGCCTGCGGAAGAGAACGGCGCCGACGAAGGCTATCTGGTCGAGTACCTTGATGGCGGCAAACCGAACCATCCAGACTACGCCGGATACATCAGTTGGTCGCCGAAGGATGTGTTCGAGCGTGCCTATCGCCCGGTGCAGAACATGACCTTTGGCATGGCCATCGAGGCGCTGAAGGCCGGCAAGAAGGTGGCGCGCATCGGCTGGAACGGCAAAGGTATGTGGTTGTCGCTGTCTGGTCATGGTGGCGGCAGCCTGGTTCATTGGTCCGATTTCTGGTCGACGAACAACGCCAATTTCGCCGCCGCCCAGGAAGAGGAAAGCGCAATCGTTCTGCCGTGCATCACCATGAAGACGGCAGACGACAAGATCCTGATGGGCTGGCTGGCATCGCAGACCGACATGCTGGCCGAGGATTGGTGCGTCGTTGAATAAAAAGACGTTTGACTTTTTTCCAAAGTGATAAACTTTGATTCATTGCTGTGAAGCAATTTGTTCCCGCAGCCGGAGCTTCCCCCGAAAGAGGGAAGCATTGTTTTAACCGCTCACATACCGCGTCACGGCGATAAGTGATCGGCTTGGCCCCGCTGGTAAGCGATGCCAATCCCGAAGATGGAGCGCGAAATGTCAGGTCGTACCATTGATGATTTCTTGGATGATGCCGATGCGTTCAACGCATTGAGCGACGAAGATAAGGCGCTGCTGGTTTCCGGCGGTGTTCTTGAGGGCGAAACCAAAGCCGATCCGGTTGACCCGGAGCCCAAGGCAGAGGAAAACGGCGAACCGCCCGCCGCCGTGGCCGTCGAGCCCGAGAAGTCAGCCCCTACCGATGTTGTTGAGCCCGTCGTGTTGGCCAAGGATGGTCAGCACACGATTCCGTTCTCCGAACTGGAAGCCGCCCGCGAGCGCGCCCGCCAGCTTGAGCAACAGGTTCAGGAACTGCAGGCCGCCAAGGAGGTGAAGCCACAAGCCGAGCCCGCCCAGGCAGCCCCCGCAGTGACCGAACCGGCGCCCGATGAGGCGCTTGCTGCTCTGGTCAAGGAGCGTGACGAGGCACTGTTCACCGGCGATACGGATGCAGCCCACCAACTGAGCATGAAGATCATCGGCATTCAGCAGGCGCAGGCTACCCAAGCCGCCCTGGCCGTGATGGAAAGCCGCGAAGCGGAGAAGGCAGCCAAGGATGCTCAGGCATCGGCGATGACGGATGCGCAAACGCGCGCCGCCGTGCTGGTCGAGAAGTATCCCTTCCTGAATCCGCAAGGCCCGGCCACCAACACGGATGCGATTGATCTGGTTGTCGCCGAGCGCGACCGCCTGATGCAGCAGGGTATGTCCTTTGCCGATGCTGTTGAAAAGGCGGTCGGCAAGGTGGCGCCTCTGTTCGACAAGGGTGTTACGACCAAGCAACCCGATCCCGTCGATGTGGCCGCCAAGGCTGCGGAGGCGATTTCCAAAGCCAAGGCCACCGTGCCGACCAGTCTTTCCCAAGTCCCTGCCGGCGCTGCCGTGCATCACGACGAGGGCGAGGCGATCCGGAGTGATAGCGGCCTGTCTCTGATCAATCGTTTCTTGGGCAAGAGCCCGGATGAAATCGAAAAGATCGTTAATCGCGTGATTTGATTTTTACCGCCCGCCGAGAGGCGCGCATTCCAACTTCAGGAGAAACACCATGGCTGATACCGTCATCCCCTACGGCGCCCCGCAAGCCGTACAGGTTCAATCTGCGGGCTTGTTCGCTGCTTCCATGCAGCGCCCCACCACGCTTAACCGACTGACCGGCAAGCTGCCGCAACAGTCCGATGCCGAAGGTAGCCTGCGCTTCCAGTCCGGCAACGAAATGCCGATCGTCCGTTGTATGGACCTGGCCAAAGGCGCCGGCGATGAGGTCACTTTCGACCTGATCAACCCGATTGGCGGCAAGCCGATCATGGGCGAGCGCTACGCCGAGGGCAAGGGCGACCGCATGGACTTCTCGCAAGACTCCCTGCGCGTCAATCAAACCCGCAAGCCGATCTCGGCCGGCGGCACGATGACCCAGAAGCGGACCCCGCACCAACTGCGTAGCCTGGCCCGCGCCCTTGGTCAGAACTACATGACCCGTCTGGAAGATCAGTTGAAGCTGGTTCATCTGGCCGGTGCGCGTGGTTTCTCCAACGATGTGGAATGGGCTGTTCCGCTGGCTTCCGATCCGGACTTCGCCGACATTTGCGTGAATACCATCAAGGCGCCGACCCGTAACCGTCACTTCATGTCGACCGGCTCGGGCATCGAGCAGATCGCCGCCGCCGGTAACGAAATCTCCATCGCAACGACCGACGTGATGAACATCGATCTGGTGGATGCCCTGCGCACCAAGCTGGATTCGATGCCGCTGCCGCCGCCGCCGGTTCGCTTCGAGGGCGACCAGATGAGCCAGGACGCACCGATGCGCGTGTTGCTCTGCTCGTCCGAGCAATACACCTCCCTGGTTCGTTCGACCAACTTCCGTACCTTCCAGGCCAACGCCATGGCCCGCGCCAACATGGCCAAGCAGAATCCGCTGTTCATGGGCGAAGCTGGCCTGTGGAACGGCATCCTGATCGTCAAGATGCCGAAGCCGATCCGCTTCTACGCTGGCAATCAACTGAAGTGGTGTCCGTCCAAGACCGCCAATACCGAAACCACGACCGACGTTGTGCCGGCCGCTTTCGGCACCAGCTACGCCGTCGACCGTGCGCTGCTGCTCGGTGGCCAGGCGCTGGCAGAAGCCTACGGCAAGGCCCGTCAAACCGGGAATCCGTACTTCTGGAGCGAGAAGGAACTGGACCACGGCGACAAGCTGGAAATCCTGCTCGGCATGATCGCCGGCTGCTCGAAGATCCAGTTCCAGATCGACCACGGCGATGCCAAGGAATACACCGATTTCGGTGTGATGGCCATCGATACCGCTGTGGCCTTGACCTAATCGAGCGGGCCGGGGTCCGCCTCGGCCCCTTCTGATCCAGAAGGAGATTCAAAATGGCAAATGTCACCAAGAAGCGCATCACCAAGGCGCAACAATTCACCTCGCCCTACGGCAACAAGTTTGCCCAGGCGTTCAACTACACGACCAACGCCTCCGGCGTTCTGGTCGATTCCGATCAGGCAACTGCCGTTCAGGTCAATGACGTGGTGCGCCTCGGCGTGCTGCCGGCTGGCCTCGAACTGCATGATGCCCAGGCCATCGTGTCCGACGCCTTCGCGGCTGCGACCACGGCCGACATCGGTTTCCTCTACGTCGATGGCGCCGATTCGTCTGCTGTTCCGCAGGACGCGGCCTACTTCTTCGCGGCCCTGAACACTGCCGCGACTGGTCGCACCCGGTCAACCGCTGCCAAGGCGCCGGTTCGTCTTCCGAAGGACGCCTATCTGGTGCTGACCCGCAAGGGCGCCGCTGACTCGGCTGTTGGCATTGCTGATGTCATCGTCGAAGGCATCCTGCAAGGTCCGATGTAATCAACCAAAGGGCCGGCGAAAGCTGGCCCTTGTCCCATTCGGAGTACCAACATGATCCCCATCAAGTATATCGGCCATCGCCCCGTCTATCGTGACGGCGCGTGTGGCTCTGAACTGACCTTCGAGCAAGGTCAAACGCTGCCGGTCCCTGATGAATGCGCATTGAAGATGCTGCGCCATCCGTCCGTCTATGAGCGTGGCGATGTGGCCGCCGCTGGCGATGTCGTGGAGAAGGAACCCGACACCGGCAAGAAGGATTCCCAGGATAAGGGCGAGGAAGACGCCCAGGCTACCCGCGACACCATCGCCACGATGACCAAGGACGCCTTGGTGAACTACGCGAAGGTTCATTTCTCGGCTGACCTCGACAAGCGCCGTAGCGTGGCTGATCTGCGCACGCAGGTTACTGGCCTGTTCGACCAGTTCGGCACGGATTAAGCCATGATCCTGCGCAGCCTCATTGATTTGTTCCGTATCCGGTCGCAGGACAAGGTTCGCCCTTACCTGTGGCCGGACGATGAGCTTGCGCCATGGTTTTCCGAGGCCGAAAAAGAGGCCGCGATTCGCTCCAGGCTGATTCACGACAGCGAGGAATTCACGGTCAAGACTGGCGAAACGACGGTTGATCTGCCTGGTTCGCTGTTTGACATCCAGTACGCCGAGCTTCGCTATGGCGATGGAACGGCCAGGGAAATCACTGGCACCGATCGGCAGACGCTGAATTCATCGCGGCCTGGCTGGCGCACCAAGGTAGAACCTCCGGTCGACTACATCCATGACGATAAGGCATTGGTCTTTGGCGCCGTGGCCGATGCTGACTGCACGCTGTATCTGGAGTTCTATCGCATTCCGCGCGAGGCGCTTGAGGGTGACGATGACGCGCCGGAGATTTCCGAAAATCACCACATGAATCTGGTGGATTGGGTGCTGTTCCGCGCTTATAGCAAACCCGATCCAGATACCCAGAACCCGGGCAAGGCAGAAGACGCCGAGGGGCGTTTCATTGCCTATTTCGGCGCCCGTCCTGATGCCGATCTGCGCCGCCGGCAGAACGCCAACCGGCCGCACCGCAACCGTATTCACCTGTGAGGGAATCATGGACGCGCAAATCTTCCAGCTTGACGAACAGCGCCTCCAGCGCAGGGCTCCGATTGCATTCCCTGTCCATGTTGATCTGATCGAGGTTACGCGCAGCGCCATGACGTTCTATGCCTGGTACGCCGGGGCGATGGTTTCCGTTCATGTCGCCTTAGTCCAGTCGGCCATTGAATCCGTTCAGGACACATTTTCCATTGAGGGCAAGCATCATGAATAAACCCATGCCGCGCGGTATCCGCAATCACAACCCTGGCAACATCGAGCGCGGTAAAGACCGCTGGCTTGGCATGTCGGCCGATCAATCAACTGACCCGCGCTTTCTTGTCTTCGACAAGCCAGAGCCTGGCATCCGGGTGATCATGCGCGTCCTGATCAACTATCAGGAGCGCCACGACATCAAGACGCTGCGCGCCGCGATCAACCGCTATGCGCCGGCTGCCGAGAATAATTCGTCGGCCTATGTGCAGCATGTCTCCCGCCTGACCAGCCTTGACCCTGACGAGCCGATCGACTTCTTCGACGAGTACATCTGCACCTCCGTTACCAAGGCGATTATCCGGCATGAGAACGGCGATCCGCGTGCGTTCGGAGCCCCCGATAACTGGTACGCCGACGACGTGTATCAGCGCGCCGCCGTCATGGCCGGCTTCGATCCGGCAAGCAAGCCGCTGACGCAATCGCGCACGGTGGCCGGGGCGGTGATCGCTGCGGCCGGCACGGTCGGCACCATCGCCGCTTCCCAGTCGTCCGGCTTGCCGGTGACGGCTGACGACATCAACACGGTCGTGCAGGTCGTCGGGCCGCTGCTCGGGTCTTCGGTCATGGCGGTTCTGTCGCCGGTCGCCTCCATTGTCGGTATTGGCCTGACGCTCTACGCGCGCTGGGACGATGCCCGCCGGAAGATTCGATAGGGGCTGCAACATGGCGTTTAACGTGAAAGACGGAATCATGGACGCGATCAATGGGACAGACGACCCAAAGATGCGCACGGTGTTCATGCTGATGCTCGGCCTCTTCGAGTCGTTCAACGACAAGCTGGACGAGGTTATCGGTGACGAGAAGGCCATGCGCGAAGCGGTGCTGAACGGCCATGAGCCGGTCCATCACGCGCACCATGAATGGGTCGAGAAGCGCATCAAGCGAGATTCTGAGATCGAGGCCATCGTCGCGTGGGCCACCATCAAGAAGAAGCAGGACGATGAAAACCAGAACAGCAGCCGGAAGATCCGCGACGGCCTGATCGAAAAGATCATCTTTGCGTCCTTGGGTGGCGCTCTGGCATTCCTGGCACAGAGGGTTTTCGGATGAACTCGCCGAAGCCCGCCACCGCAGAACAACTGCGCGATTACTTCGATGGCCATGTGAAGGCCGGGCGTGCCGACAGCGCCGTTCTGATCGACCGGCGCGGCCTGCAGTACCTGGGCGAGCATCACGACCCTGGCCTTGGCGTCCCTCCTGACAACGAAACGCACTCGGCAGATGGCCGGGTATTTTTGAGGGCGGTGTTCTGATGGCCGATACCAAAGACATCCAGATTCGGCAGGGCAAGACCTTCTCCCTGGTCGTCCGCTGGGAGACTGAGCCGATTGTCTTCAAGCCGATTTCGGCTATCTCCCTGGCCTTCGGTGCGCCGCACCTGACGGTTGCCGGCCACGGCTGCCCGGCCGGATGGCGTGCCGCAGTTACCCGCGTCAAGGGCATGAAGCAGATTAACGCCGCCGACAATCCGCCGAAGTCTGGCGACTACCATCCGGTGACGGTCATCGACAGCAACACGGTCGAGTTCAACAGCCTGGCGCCGTTCGACGACAACGGAAACGAATGGCCGGCTTACACCGAGGGCGGGTTCCTCCAGTACAACACGCCGGTCGACATCACCGGCTACAGCGCCCGGATGAAGATCAAGGACAAGGTAGGCGGCACGGTGCTGGCTTCGACCGAGGCCGGCGATTCTCCGTTGAATGTGCTGACCATCACGCTGGATGCGGCAAACAAGACCATCACGCTCTCCATCGCGGCGACGGCGACGGACGACTTCGCCTGGACGAAGGGCGTCTACGACCTCGAAATGGTCAGCCCGACCGGCGTAGTGACGACGGTTTTGAGCGGGAAGGTAAGCGTCACCAAAGAGGTTACGGCCTAGTCCTTAGACCAAGGAAGCACTCATAACGGGAGAACGGACGAGTGAAATACACGATCAGAAACGAACAAACCGGAGTCAACGTCGCCGAATATGAGGCAGACGCGCCGAAGCTGCCGTACGAGATCGATCCGGCCTATGTAGGCGCGAACTACGTCACCAAAGACGAAAGCGGCAACGACGTCGCTATCGAGGCGCTCAACCCGACCGGCTGGAAAATTGACGTCGGTGCGTTCTTCGACCGCTTCGGCAACGAGAAGCTCGCCATTCTGTCGTCGGGCGACTTGCAAGTTCAAGCAGTCATCAAGGACGCATCAGTTCGCAAGTTCATCGACCTGCATGGTCGCCGCTCTGACCTTGAAATGGCGCTGAATCTTCTCGTAGCCAAAGGATTTTCAATCAACCCGGAAGCGATCCTCGACACCGAGCCGACCGCCGAAGAAACGTGGAGTAAATAAACATGGCCTCGACTTTTACCGCTGCCGGCCTCGGCATTACCTTCGGCAACGCCAAGCACATGCTTTCCCTGTTTAACGGCTCCGGCTCCAATCGCGTCCTACGGGTCTATCGCGCCTGGATACTGAACAACCAAACGGCTGCAGTAACCGGCGTTCTGACCACGTTCGCTATGCGTAAGACGTCGGCGCAATCATCCGGCACGGCAGTTACGCCGACCAAGCACGATTCCGCAAACTCGAATCTTCCGGCCCAAGTTCTCTGCGCGGCTGGGGCGACCATCACGAACACCGCCGACGCTCCTTTCCGCCAGTGGATGTGGTCGAACGACGAACCGAGTGCATCGTCGGCTACTTCCGACGAACTCGAATGCTTGGTGCCTCTGAATTGCATTTGGGATTCGACGGGCGATAGCAATATTGAACCGATCACACTGCGCCCGGGCGAGGGAATCACGCTGCAGCATACCGGGTCGACGACTGTCGGCCTGTGCGACCTGTTCTTGGAATTCACTGATAGCGCGTCGTAATGGCTAAATATCAATACCGCATTCTCGGGAGGCTTTCCGGCGTTTCTAGCGTTGGGAACGCGGTATTTGCGCTAGCAAACAAGACCGGGTCGGGCAAGCGAATAACGATCCGATCGTTTGAAATGCTGCCGCTCGAAGGGGCTGGCGGCGGCGCCTTGCCGACATTCGCTCGTTTATCTCGATGCCCTGTAGAGGGTGGGTTCCCACTGAATGTAGCGGCGATGGATTCCGAAGCTGGCCCGCTCCCGGACGGCCTCGAAGTTAGTTACGGATCAGCCGCTGACTATGCCAGCGGAACGACTTTGCAGCGCGTATTCAACGCTAGAAACCCGCGACCGTCCGTCTCGCTCATGTGGTTCGGGGTACTGCAACATTCGCAGGCAATGGGCGGGCCGTTCAAGGGCGCCCCGATGCGAAGCGCAAGGCGCGGCTCCGGTCAGTCGTCATTGCAGCGAGTGGTGATAAACCCAGGCGAAGCCATCGCGCTCTATTCCGGCGACGGGAACGAATCAAAATCGGAAGCGACGATGACGTTCAACGTGTCGGTAGTCTTTCGCGTCCGCGGCACTCCCGACAGGACATACCTCGCATCAGGGACGGTCGCGATAGCGGCCATCGGCGACGTTCTGTTTTCCATCAGGAACAATTCGTCATCCGTCGTAGATTTGATGGAATTCGGTTTCGAGTTTAGAGGTTCGGAAAACACGGCCTTCTATTCCGTCTGCAAATACAGCTCGATCGCTGTGGAGAATATCGGCGACCCGTTGAAGCAGATAAAAGCGGTCCCGCTAGATTCGTCGTATCCAGCCGCCGAAACGTGGGTCGACGTCGTTTCGGACACGCCGGTTCTTCCCCTTGGTGTCCCGGCAGAGTATGTCGCGCAAGGGTCGCTCATGCTGGCCAAGGGGTTCAGTTACCTGCACACGAACGATTTCGTCGGCCCGACGCTCAGAACGCTATTCCCGGAATGCGGCCAAGCCCCGAATTACCAACTCGTGCTGCAGCCTAGCTTGAATATGTCGTTCAGCCCGAAAAGCGCCGACCTAATGATGCAGGGCGCCGAAGTCGTGGTTCGAGAGGGGGAGGCTATCGGCGTAACCGTCGCTGCGGAGACCGTTCAGAGTGTCCCCACAGCGATTACCGTGCCTTTGTACATGACCAGTTGGTATTACTCAATCGCCTTCGACGTCGAGAACGCCAGTCAGCCGTACTTGACTATCAACGACATGGTCGCCGGCACCGACATCGTCGTGCTTGAGGCCGGAACCTCGAATGTCATTCATCAGATTGACGCTTATAGCGGAACGAGTTGGTCATGGGCATACGACCAAGACGCCCTGCCGAGCGCCGACGTGGCCCTCTATAAACCGGGATACGTCCCGCGAACATTCCGCAATGTGCCACTAGGTTCTTCAGGCGCTTCGATCATCGCTTCACAACAGGCCGACCGCAATTATTTGGAGTAAGCAAACATGGCGAAAATCACCTCGAAATCGCAACTCAACGTCGGCACGGAAATCGTTCTCGACGAAACCGCAAAGACTATCCGGCTAGTTGCCGCCGGGAACCTTGTTGCCAAGGACGGCGTGACCCTGCAAGCTGTCTATTCAAAGCTCGTCGATCTATGGGCCACCCCGTCGTATCAGGATAGCCCGTTCCCGATGTACGCTATCGACGCGCTGTCAGGTCAGTTCCAAATCGGCACCGACGGCGCGACCTTCTCGGGCTGGACATGGTACGACGACACGACCCGGAACATGCTGCGTGACGGCGGTTGGTCGGAGTATTCGAGCGGCGGCGCTCTGCAAGCGCAGTACGCCGGCTTCGTCGGCCTCGGCTCGATCAATGTCGGTGCGCAGCCTTACTATCACCTGAATACGACGGACGCACCGACCAACTTCCCGTTTGCCGATCAGTTCAACGCCGGGGTCAAGGTATTCGGCGATGCCTCGCACGGTAACTTCGACAAGCGCACGTACGCCAAGGCGTTCTGCCGCGAGTACAACAAGAAGTACAAGTCGTCTGTGCTGGCTGACACAGGTAAGACCGGGACCGGCGCATACCTCGTCAATTTCCTGATCGCCAACGAAGACGACCTGAAGATTCAGGCAAACGATGCGGCCATGTCGGGCGCCCCGTATTCTGGCATCACGGTCAGCTACTACACCGCGAATCAGAGCAGAACCATTGGTGGGACGGGCTACAACTTCAAGATCATCATCAACGGTAACAATGCCACGCTGGAGCAGATTTACACCAAGATCCAGTACCTGCTGCGTCAAAATTCCAATATCAACACCGCCGGCACTGCCGGGAGCGTCACCGGCAAAACCGCCGCCGACCTCCTGACCTTCGTCGGGGATACGCTGGTGACTAGCCAATCGGTTTTCATCGACAACATTCTTCCGGCAGACAGCAATCGGATCGAGTTCTACGATGACAGCAACACCAAGCGGACCAACCCTTACACGGCTGCAGGGACTATCTCTTTCAATGCGGCTCTGGTCGGCGCAGGTTCTTCGTACCGTCTGATGTTCACCACACCTCCCGGTGCTGGTAACGATTACGGCGAGTCCGGGGCGATTACGGTCAATGACGCCAGCGGAACGCCGATCACCGGAACGATCAGCGCCTCGCCGATCAGTTTCACCTATGATTACGACGGCAACACACAGGGAGGCTTCTCCCCTGGCACTGACCGCCCGGTGACGCTGATCGGTATCCGACCCGGCTCTGGAAAGTTCGTCGTTGCAACCGGCACGCTGACTCGTTCCAAGACGATCGCCTTGTCGCTGGTGGCTGAACAAGATCGGGTCTATGCCTGATGCCAATCACATTTGATCCTGCTACCAAGCGGATCATCCTCGACTCCGCTGCCGTGTCCGCCACCGAAATCTATTCTCGGTGGGTGGACTGGGCAGCGACCGGTGATAACGCGAAATACGGCATGGTCATTCGGCAGAGCGGACTCGATGCTCTACCGGGCGGTCGATTTAGCCCGGCGAATTTTTTTCTTCAAGGGGACTGGCGCGTTCGACCAATGGAGGCGAATCACACGCTTGACATTAGCGGAAACCTCTATGTAGAGGATGGGGTGAGCGACCCGGTTGTGCCGACGCTTGGCACCTTCAATGTTTTGACGCGCTACACCGTCCCGGTTCAGGCGCAAGGCATTTCGACATCCGGCTCGACCGGGCCGAGCGCCGGCGAGATCGCCGCTGCCGTCATCGCTGCGCTGCAGGCGACGCCGTCCGTGATCGCTGATCCTGTTTGGGGGAAAGTTCTGCCATGACGACCGGCGAATACCTTGTCGCTCATTCGCCGCTTCCGTCCGGCACGGCGCTGGCCCACTTCCTGGCGCTCCAGTTCGGCGCTGGGCAGGGCGAGACGGTGTTCGCCAGTCGTTTCTACGTGGCGATCGAGGAAGAGGTCGTGAACGTCGCGCAGAGCGTGAAGAAGCAAGCGCCCGAGGTAATCGATGAAGCGCCGAAGCGCCAACGAGACCGCTCGGCTCCCGGGAAGTTCGCCTTCCCGTTCCTGCGCCATGAGCGCGTTACTGCCATACACCACAACGACGCCGTATGCGTCGTCACGACCCAGGCAACCGCCCTGGCCACACAGTCGCTTGAAAGCATAACCATCCGTAAGAGAGGCAAAAAATGACCGTCCGCGTCTACCGATCCACCGACTTCGGCGCCCCGCAGCTATCCGGACAAGTCGGAACCCTGCTCGCCATACTCGACGCCTGCCTAGTCAATGGCTACGGCACGAACACCATCACCTCACTCACCCAGTCCGGCGGCATCGCGACAGCGACTACCAACGTCCCGCACCAATACACGAATTCCCCGAAAGTGCTGATCCAGGGGGCCGGAGCGAGTGAGTACAACGGCGAGGTCACTGCCACTATTACCGGGGCCAGCACCTTCACTTTCCCGATTTCTCCGTCTGCCCCCGCATCTG